GGTAAAAAAAACTGGACACGAGATGCGCTGTTTTTTGGGGCGGATGCCTGGACATGACAGGAAGGAGGCCGAAGAATGGCAGAACCAAAGCGGACAACGCTACAAGAGCAAGCCAACGAACTGCTCGAAAGGGCAGAAGAGAAAGGCCTGCAGACGAATTTCTTCTTCAAGACTACGTTCAAGCGGTATCAGGTGCAGATGAACATCCTCGCAGACCTTGAAAGGCACATCCGCGAGGAGGGCGCGACCGTCACGAAGGAATATGTGAGAGGCCGCGGCAATCTGTACGCCAATCCGGCTGTGACTGAGTACAACAAGACGGCTGTCGCGGCGAACGGCACGGTCATCACGCTGATCAAGATCCTCAACGCGTTCGAGGACGAAACCGGCAACAAATCGAAGCTGATGCAGATGCTCGACGAGTTGAACAGCGATGAATAACTCGATACTGGAGTACTACCAGCAGATCGAGGACGGCTCCGTCACGGTCGGCAGGTGGGTGCGGCTGTGGTACGAATACATCGTTAGAGGTCTTCAGGAGAAGGCCTTTTTCTTTAACCAAAAGAAGGCGAACCGGGCGATACGGTTTATCGAGACCTTCTGCCATCATCACGAGGGGGCGCTGGCTCCGGGGCTGATCCGGCTGGAATTGTGGCAGAAGGCTTTGATCTCTGTCTTGTTCGGTATCATGGACGAGGACGGCGTGCGGCAGTTCCGCGAGGCGTTTGTGGTCATCGGACGGAAGAATGGCAAGACCTTGCTCGCCGCTGCCATCGCTGAGTACATGACTTTGATGGACGGCGAATATGGCGCGAGGGTGTTCTTCTGCGCTCCAAAACTGGATCAGGCGCGGCTCTGCTACGATGCCTTTTTTCAGATGATGCAACAGGAGCCGGAAATCGCCGCGATGGCAAAGCGCCGTCGGACGGATGTCTACATCGAGCAGAGCAACTCCAGCGCGATGCCGATTGCCTTCTCCGCAAAGAAATCGGACGGCCTCAACCCGCATCTGACGGTCTGTGACGAGGTAGCGGCGTGGTCAGGTGATCCTGGCATCAAACAATACGAGGTGCTCAAGTCCGCGCTTGGCGCACGAAAGCAGCCGCTGCTGCTGTCCATCTCCACGGCTGGCTACATCAACGAGGGGATCTTCGACGAGCTGATGAAGCGGTCAACGTCGATCCTTCAAGGCACATCGAAAGAGCGGCGGCTCGCGCCGTTCATCTATTCCATCGACGACCCGGAAAAATGGGATGACATAAACGAACTGCGGAAGAGCAACCCGAACCTCGGCGTTTCGGTCTCTGTTGACTATCTGCTGGAAGAGATCGCGGTCGCGGAGCAGTCCATCAGCAAAAAGGCTGAGTTCCTCTGCAAATACTGCAACGTTAAACAAAACTCCTCGCAGGCGTGGTTCCCGGCCTCGGTCATTCAGAAGGCTTTCGGCTGGAACTACACGCTGGAGGACTTCCGCGACTCCTACGCTCTGGGCGGCATCGACCTGTCTCAGACCACAGACCTGACGGCGTGCTCGGTGCTGATCGAGCGCGACGGCATCATCTGGGTGTTCACGCAGTTCTTCCTGCCGAACGAGAAACTGCAGGAGGCCACCCAGCGCGACGGCATACCGTACCCGATCATGGTCGAGCGCGGCCTGCTGACGCTCTCCGGGGACAACTTCGTCGACTACCGCGACTGCTACCAATGGTTTTGCGACTTGGTCGAGAAGTACAAGATATACCCGCTGCAGATCGGCTATGACCGATACTCGGCGCAGTACCTTGTGCAGGACATGGAGCAGTACGGTTTTCACATGGAATCGGTTTTTCAAGGCTTCAACCTCACAGGCATCGAGGACAACCTCGAAGGCATGATGAAAAACGGCCAGATACGATGCGCGAACGACAACGACCTTCTCAAGCTTCACTTTCTGGACTGCGCCCAGCTGATCGAGAGCGGCACGAGCGCCCACGCCAGAAAGAAGCTGGTCAAGTTGTCGAAGAACGCGCACGTTGACGGCGTGGCCTCGATCCTCGACGCGCTGTGCATGAGGCAAACACATTGGGCGGAACTTGGAGACCGCCTTACGAATGCGGGGTGATTTTATGGGGTTATTTGATTTGCTGTTCCGGCATCCGAGAGCCGGGGCAAGCGGAGGCGTATGGAAAAGCCTTACCGCATATCAGCCCGCCTTTACGAACTGGGGCGGTGAATTGTATGAAAGCGAACTGGTGCGGTCTGCGATCGATGCGAAGGCGAGGCACGTTTCAAAGCTGAGCGTCACGGTTCGAGGCACGGCAAGGCCGAAGCTTCAGACGAAGCTGCGGAGAGCGCCGAACGACTGGCAGACCTGGGGGCAGTTCCTGTACAGGCTCTCCACGATCCTCGATATGCAGAACACGGCTGTGATCGTGCCGGTCTTCGATGAATACGGAGACCCGGCTGGAGTCTTCCCGATTCTTCCCAGCCGCTGCGAGATGGTCGATGTGAACGGCACGCCGTGGCTTCGGTATACGTTTTCAGACGGAAAGAAGGCGGCGCTCCCGCTGTCTTCCTGCGGTCTGATGGTGCAGAAGCAGTACAAGGACGACTATTTCGGCGAGAGCAACACGGCGCTGCGGGATACGATGCATCTCATAGACATCCAGAATCAGGGTGTAACGGAGGCCGTGAAGAACTCGAACACCTTCCGATTCATGGCGAGGGTGTCGAACTTCTCAAAGCCTGACGATCTGTCCAAAGAGCGCCAGCGCTTCAACCGTGAGAACTTCCAGAACGACGGAGGCGGCATCCTGCTGTTTCCGAACACCTACACGGACATCAAGCAATGCGAGAGCAAGCCGTTTGTCGTTGACGCGGCGCAGCTGGGCATGATCCGCACGAACGTATACAACTACTTCGGCGTGAATGAGGATGTGCTTCAGAACAAGACTATCGGCAACAGCTGGGCGGCTTTCTATGAAGGGGCTGTCGAACCTTTCGCGATCCAGCTTGCGGATGTGCTGACGAAGATGATCTTCTCCGAGCGTGAGCGTGCGAACGGCTCCGCCTTCTACGTTTCTGCAAACCGGCTCCAGTATATGTCCAATGAGGACAAGCTGAACGTGTCCGCTCAGATGGCCGACCGCGGCCTGATGACGAGGAACGAGATCAGGGAGATCTGGAACCTGCCGCCGCTACCGGATGAGATCGGCGATCAGCTGCCGGTGCGCGGCGAATACTACAATCTGGGCGAAAGAGGTGAGAACGATGAAAAACCGCGAGACGCGGGAGATGGAACTTCGGATTCAGCAGAATGACAGTTCCTACACGGTCGAAGGGTACGCCTCGACCTTTGAGCCGTATGTGCTGATGAGCATCGACGGCAAGGACTACTCTGAGCGCATTGACCCGAAGGCGTTTGACGACGCGGATCTCTCCGATGTGGTTTTCAGAGTTGACCATGAGGGCGCTGTCTACGCAAGGACGAGCGCCGGCACGGTGTCGCTGGACATCGACGAACACGGACTGCACAACGTGACGGATCTTTCCCGCACGCAACGCAGCCGCGATCTTTACGAGGACATCGCCGCGGGTAACTATCCGAAGATGTCCTTTGCTTTTACTGTTGCCGAGGATCACTACGAGCGCGACACCCGGACGCGGGTGATCGACCGCATCGGAAAGGTCTTTGACATATCGGCGGTGAGTTTTCCCGCCAATCCGATGACCGAACTCAGCGCACGCGACTACTTCGACGGAGTGATCGAAGCGGAACGAGCGGAGCGACTCGAAGCGGAACGCAGAGAGCGGCAGCGGAAACGAATCGAACTGTTGCTGGAGGTATCCAAATGACGCACGAAGAGATTGAGATGCGGAAGGCGGAGATCAGCGAACTGCTGAAGAGCGATGACGCTGATCTGGATGCGCTGGAAGCCGAAGTCCGCTCTCTGAACGAGCAGGACGAGGCGATCCGTGTCGCGGCTGAGAAAGCCGCAGAAGAACGTGCCGCTGTCGCCAATGGTGATGTCGGCGAACTCATCAAAGAAACGATTGTGGAGGAAAATGCAATGAGCGAGCGTACTTTTGCTGTTGATACCGTCGAGTATCGTGACGCGTATCTGAAGAACCTGATGGGAAAGCCCCTTGATGCCGAAGAGCGTGCCGCGCTGACCAGCGCCGGCGCTGTCATCCCCACCGAAACGCTGAACAAGGTCTATGACCTGCTGCGCGAGAATCCCCTGATCAACGAGCTGGACATCCTGCACATCCCGGGCTATGTGTCCGTGCCGAAGGCCACGACCGTCAACGACGCGAACTGGGTCGCGATGGGCACTGCTGCTACCGACTCCGCTGATGTGGTCGACGCTGTCGCGCTCTCCGCGTACAAGCTGATCAAGACCGTCGAGATCACCGCCGACATTCAGGCGCTGGCGATCCCGGCCTTCCAAGATTGGCTCACCCGCAAGCTGGCCGAGAAGATGCAGGCCGCTGTCTGCAAGGCGGTCATGGCCGGCACCGGCACCAACCAGCCCACCGGCGTACTGGCCAACGGCACGGCAGTCACCAAGGCGTTCACGCTGGCCGGCCTGTCCGAGGCCATGGGCTCCATGCCGTCCGCGTACCACAACAACGCCGTGTGGGTCATGAGCGCGGCCACGTTCTTCAAGAACATCGTGCCGCTTGCTCAGGATTCTAACGGCGTGCTGGTCATGAACGGCATCGAGTACCGTTTCCTCGGCCACAAGGTCGTGCTGGACGACAACGCCGCGGCGAAGATCGTCTTCGGCAACTTCAAGGACGGCTACGCCTTCAACTTCGCGAAGGACATCGCGATCGAGGCGGACAACTCCGTCGCCTTCCGTACCGGCTCCACCGTCTACCGCGCTATGGCTCTGGCCGACGGCAAGCCTGTACAGGCCGAGGCGTTCGTCGTTGTGACGGCTGCTGCCTGATCGGAGGACTAAATGATCATTGAGGTCATCGGGGAGTATTTCGACCTCGGCACCGGGGAATTAAAACACCCCGGTGACCTCTTTGAGGTCGATGAAGAGCGTGCCAAGGTTCTGCTGGCGACCCAGTTCTGCAGAGAAGCGGAAAAGCAGCCCGAACCGAAGAAACCCGCACGCAAGAAGGCTGTCAAGAAGTAAGGGGTGAGAGCGATGCTGGAATCGGTGAAGCTGTCGCTCGGCATCACGGTCAACGCCTATGATGCGGAGATCCAGGATCTCATCGACGCGGCTCTGCTCGATTTGGGCATCGCCGGTGTCGAGGGGTACAACCAGAACGACAAGCTGGTGCTGCAGGCCGTCAAGACCTACTGCCGCGCCCATTTCCAAAGCCCGGCGGACTATGACCGGCTGAAAGCCTCTTACGACGAACAGAAGGGGCAGCTGATGATTGCCACCGGCTACACGGACTGGGGTGATGTCGATGGTCAGGGCTGATGTGCTGACCCTCGTCGATGAAAAACCCACGGCGCACGGCGTTTTTTCTGATCCAACGCGGACGGAGCGGACGGTCTTCTGTATCGTTCGCTCTGCTTCGTATACGGACAGACTGGCGGCAAAGTCGGAGGGCTTCGTGCCGGAGATCGTGTTCAGACTGAGTCACGACTTCGAGTACCAAGGCGAGAAGGTGTGCCGCTTCCACGATGTCGAGTACAACATCGACCGCACCTACATCTCCGATCAGGACTGGATCGAACTGACCTGTTCAAGGAGGAATGCCGATGTTTGAGACGGTACTTGCCGCGCTTCAGGCGACCGGCATCCCCTTTGCGGCTTATGGCTGGGATAACGCGCCGAGCGGCACCTACGGAGTCGTGAGCCTTGAGGGGCAGGAGGACTCCGTCGCAGGCGACAACAGAATCCACCATCAGGCCATCCGCGGGAGCATCGACCTGTTTGTCGCCGGGATCGAAACCAACAGCGCCAAGACGGTGCAGGATGCCATCAACGGCCTTGTGGCGTGGCGGCTCAACTCCATACAGTACGAGGACGACACCCGGCTCATCCATTACGAGTGGATCTTCGAGCAGGAGGGATTCTGATGCCGTCGATCAGGCTGGACGGACTGGACGAGGTCTTCGCCAAACTGAAGGCGCTCGGTGACGGCTCCGCCATCGAGAAGGTGCAGAAGCACGCCGTCTACGAGGGCATGAAGGTCATCAAGCAGGAGGTCGAGGCGCAGATCCGCGCCCTGCCGGAGGAAGAAGGCTACATCGGCAGCAAGGATTTGCCGCGAAACGTTATCACGAAAGCCGAAAAGGCCGAACTCCTTAAGCACATCGGTATCTCGGAAATGGAGACGAAGGACGGCACGGTCAACAACTCGATCTCCTTTGACGGCTACACCTCAATCAAGACGAAAAAATACCCGAACGGAGTGCCGGCGATCCTGATCGCACGCTCGATCAACAGCGGCAGCTCTGTGAGACAGAAACACCCATTCATGCGGCAGGCAAGAGCCGCCGCGAAAACAAAGGCGATTCAAGCCGCGACGGATGCCGCGCTTGAGTCGCTTTCTCAAATTATGGAGGGATAAACAATGGCAAGAATTGGCCTTGCGAAACCGTACTATGCCAAGTACTCGAATACTGGCAGCGCGGTCTCCTATTCCGACGGCGGTCTGATCGGCCGCGCCATCGAGGCTTCTATCGAGCTGGAGGACACGGAGGCCGTCATCCTCTACGCCGACAACGTGGCGGCTGAATCGGTCGCTTCTTTCAGCACCGGCACGCTGACCCTCACGGTCGACGAACTGTCCGTGGCGAACGCCGGCGCGATCCTCGGCATCGAGACCGAGTCTGTCACCACTCCGGCCGGCACTGCGCTCAAGTTCAAGAGCGGCAGCTCCATCCCGTATCTGGGCTTCGGTCTGATCGTCAACAAGATCGTCAACAACGTGAACGTGTACATGGGGCTGATCCTCAACAAGATCCAGTTCCGCGTGCCGGCTGGCAGCTACACGACCCAGGGCGAGACGGTCGAGTTCCAGACCCCGGAGCTGGAGGCCACCATCATGAAGGACGACACGGCGGACGGCGTCTGGCAGGAGTGGGGCGAGTTCTCCACGTTTGCCGATGCTGAAACGTGGGTCAAGGGCAAGCTGAACATCACCTGATAAACCGGGAGAGAGGAGAAAAGACAATGCGCACCGGCAGGATCACGATTAACGACAAGGAATACACGATCTGCATGAGCACCCGCGTGCTGATGGGGCTGGAGGAAAAGGGGCTTACTCTCGAGGGCGTTTTTGCCGACGGCGCTCATCAGATCACGAACATTTTCACGCTGCTCCATCTCATGATCGACGCTGGGTATCGCTGGGCGCTCATGAACGGAGAAGACCCGGAGGAGCCGCCCACGCTCGACGAACTCATGGACTCTACTGCGGTCGACCAGTATGAGGGCATCGTGGCGGGGATCACGGCGACGCTGGCTGACACCGGGCGCAATGTCGAGGCTACTCCCCCAAAAGGAAAGGCCGTCAGTCAGCAGAGCCGAAACCGGCACGGCTGACGGCAGAATGGTATATCTGGTACGGTTTAAAGCTGGGGCTGACATGGAATCAAACCTTGTCAGCCCCTTTGCCGTTATTGCTTGACCTCATCGCGGTCGAGCAGATCAAGAACGAAGGATTCAAGTACAAGCCGACCCTCGCCGATGATCAGGCCGAGGTCATGCGGCTTCTGTCTATAAAGTGAGGTGAGGGCGCATGGCTGCAGGCGATATCAGCATCAGATTCGCTGCAGAAGGCGATCAGACGCTGAAAAGTGCCATCCAGGCGATTGAAAACCAGATCAAGGCGCTCAATGAGGGCGTGAAAGCCAGCACCGAGGTCATGAAGGGCATGGGGTCGCAAGAGGATGCGACCGCCCAGAAGAACGAGTTGCTGGCACGCTCCATCGAAGCCAATCAGCAGAAAATGCGGCTTTTGTCTCAGCAGTATGAAGAGGCAAAGGGCAAGCTGCAGACCCTCGCAGCGGAGATGGAGAAGGCGAAAGCCGCCAACGATCCGGCCGTTCTGGACAAGGCTACCAAGGCGTACAACAAGCAGTCGAGCGAGGTCTCCAAGCTTGAAGGCGCGATGAGCAAGGCACAGGGCGAGATCACGAAGGCGGAGAACGCCATCGACGGTCTCGGCGGCGAGATGGAAGACGCAGCCAAGTCCACCGGCGTGCTGTCGGAGGGATTCACGGTGATGAAGGGCGTGATCACGAACCTCGTCACCGATGCCATCCGAAAGCTTGTTTCATCGCTCAAGGATGCCGCGAAGTACATGATGCAGAGCGGTATGTCCTTCGAGAGCACGATGAGCAAGGTGCAGGCGGTCTCCGGCGCTTCTGCCGATGAGATGGAGCGGCTGTCTTCCAAGGCGCAGGAAATGGGCGCGAAGACGAAGTTCTCCGCATCCGAGGCCGGGCAGGCGTTCAACTACATGGCGATGGCCGGCTGGAAAACCGAGGATATGCTGAACGGCATCGAGGGCATCATGAACCTTGCGGCCGCTTCTGGCGCTGATCTTGCGGAGTCCTCTGACATCGTCACCGATGCCCTCACGGCTATGGGCTACAGTGCGAAGGATGCCGGGCGGCTGGCTGATGTCATGGCCGCGGCTTCTTCAAACGCAAACACGAACGTTTCAATGATGGGCGAAACGTTCAAATATGCCGCGCCTGTCGTCGGCACCCTCGGCTACTCGATGGAGGATGCTGCGGTCGCCATCGGCCTGATGGCCAACGCTGGCGTAAAGGGATCGCAGGCAGGCACCGCGCTCAGATCCACGCTGACGAACCTCGCAGCGCCTTCTGAATCCGCGGCGATCATGATGGAGAAGTACGGCATCAGCCTCACGGATTCGCTTGGGCAAATGAAGCCGTTCTCTCAGGTCATGTCCGAACTCCGTCAGAAGTTCGCCACCATGACGGAAACCGAGCAGGCGAACGTGGCCTCTACCATCGCTGGCAAGAACGCGATGAGCGGATTTCTCGCCATCGTCAACAGCTCGGATGAGGACTTCAACAAGCTGACGAAGGCGATTGCCAATTCAAACGGTGCGGCTCAGAACATGAGCGACATCATGCAGAACAACCTCACCGGCTCCATCACGAAATTGAAAAGCGCATCCGAGGGCGTGGCGATCTCTCTGTATAACGCCTTCTCAACGACAGCGAAGACTGCCGTGGACGGACTGACCGAGGCTGTCAGCCGGGCGAAGGATAAGATCACCCAGTGGGCGCAGACGGACAGGGCGCAGGCCATGCTCCAGCGCGTGGCGACAGCTGTCAGCAACCTCGTTACCAAGCTTTTGAGCAATCTCGAGCCGGCGCTCGATGCCGTGGTCGGTGCCATCGAAGGCGTTGTGAGAGCCGCGGGTTTCATGATTGAAAACTGGGATAAGATCGCGAAGGTTGTCAAGATCGCGGTCACGGCTTTTGCGGCTGTCAAAGCTGCGATGGCGGCGATGAATTTTGCGACCCTTGTCACGAACCCGGTCGGCGCTGCCGTCGTGGCGATCACCGGCCTCATCACAACGGTCAAGCTGCTGACCTCGCACTGGGATCAGGTCAAGGCCGGTGCGCGTGCCTGCTGGAACGACATCAAGAACACATGGAGCGGTGCGGCATCGTACTTCTCCGGCATCGGCAACAATATCAAAAACGCAATTTCCGGGGCGCTCTCCAATTTGGCCAGGCTGGCAACAGGATGGGCGCGGGATATGATGATGGGCTTCGGGCGCGGCATCACGACCTTCATGGACAGCGTGACGAGGCCGGTCAAAAACCTTGCAAGCAAGATCGCATCCTTCCTTCACTTCTCCAAGCCCGACGAAGGGCCTCTGCGCGAGTATGAGACCTGGATGCCAGACTTCGTACAAGGCCTGGCTCGCAGTCTGATGCGCTCCGCGCCGATCCTCACCAGAGCCGCCGAAGGGCTGGCCGGTCAACTGGCTACGAGCGCACAGAACATCACGCTCGGCACAGCCGCAGCGGAGAGCACCGCGCAGCCTGTCTATATGCAGGTCGATGGGCATACGTTCGCAAGACTTATGAGCGGCTACATCGACCAGCAGCAGGGTGAAAATTGGCAGAGCATGGCGCTGGGATTGGGGTGAGTGAATGAAGTTTAATGGTTTCAACCCTTCGGACATCTCGCCGAAGATATTCGTCAGTCATGAGGTGATCGGCTCCATCCCGCCGCGGGAACTGCGGACGCTCCAGACACAGCACGGCGCTCTGATCGCCGGAGCGGATCTGCGGGAGCGGGAGATACACCTCTTTCTCAATTTCGCCGGGCGCAGCCATGCGAACGCGAACGAGATGGCATCCAGGGTGGCTTCGATCTTTTGCACGGACGAGCCGAAGGAGTACGAACCGGGGCATATGCCGGGGCGTGCTTTTTCCGCTATCCTGCGGGATGCGACGGACATGGAATGGCGCTGGGGGTTCGGCGTGGTGGAGTATACGTTCATCGCGCCGCACCCATTCTCGCACTCCGTCGCTGAGACGGTAGTGACCACCACTGGAAACAATATCCGCATCGAGCCGCGTGGCGATGTGCCTGTGCGGCCTGTGATCCGGCACACGATGGCGGCAGCAGCTGACATGCTGACCTTCTCCATCGACGATGTGCAGTTCTTCCGGCTGCGCGATCCGTCCGGGTCTCAGCTGCCGGCGGGGCTGGTCACGACCATCGACTTTGCCAACCGCAAAGTGACAATCAACAGCGACACGATGATGACCTACGTGGACTACACGGTGAGCGACTGGCACCCGCTCCTGCTGGGCGGCGTGAACATCGTCTGCTCCGATGCGGGATCGACAGAAGCGAGGTGGCGCGACGAATGGATGTAAACATCATCGGGCTAGACGACCGGCTGCGCTATGTCGTGCCGGCTGTCGAGCTGCAGCACACGGAGCAGGCGTTTTCCCTGTTCGCCAAAATCCCGGCGGACACCCCGCTGACAGCTGGCGACTCCATCGGCTTTCGGTGTGTGGACGGACGGTTCCGGCTGTTTGAAATCACGCAGCGGGATCTCGTTGAGCCGGACGGCGCGTGGGAGATCCGCGCTGTGGACAAGGCCGTGCGGGAACTGATGGACGATGCCGTAGAGGAACAGCGTGCGCGTGGCATTTCGATCATGACCTACGCAGGGCGGCTTCTCCAGTACAGCCGGTTCACGCTCGGCACGGTTTCGTCTGCGGCGACCGGCACATCGACAGCCTACTATGAGAGCGTGTGGAGCGCATTCGAAAAGGCGCAGACAGCCTTCAATGTGAACGTGATACCCTACTACGTTTTCACGAACGGACTGATCACCGGGCGCGTCGTTGATATCGTCGATTCGATGGGCGAGGATCGCGGCCGCATCTTTGAGCTGGGCGACGATATGTCCGGCATCCGCGTGGCCTACGACGACTCAAACATCAAAACCGCACTATATGGGCGCGGCAAGGGCGTGGAGATCGAGAGCGAGGACGACGATGAAGTCTCCTATGGCAGGCGGCTCACGTTCGCGGACGTGGTATGGAGTACCGCAGACGGCGACCCAGTAGACAAGCCAGAGGGACAAGAGTGGGTCGGAGACCCGGATGCCTTGGCGGCTTTCGGACGCGATGGCCGCAACCGCTATGGCTTCGCCATCTTCGAGGACGAGACCGACGCGGAGAAACTGCTGGAGGAAACGTGGGAACAACTTCAGAAGCAGTCTGAACCGGCGATCAGCATATCGGCCTCCGTGATCGATACGGAGCGCATGATGGGCAGAGCGCACGAGGCCGTCCGCCTCGGTGACCCAGTGCTCGTCCGCATTCCTCGGCGGCACATCGACATCCATGCCAACGTCACGGCCATCGTGCGCGACTACATCAAGCCGGAGGCCACGCAGCTGACCATCGCAAACGCGCAGGCGGCAGAGTGGGGCACAAGCGCCGGCAGGATCATGAGCCGGGTGCAGGAGCAGCTGGCAAATTACTCCAGCAAGGCCGCTGTGTGGGATCGGTCGAACGCCTTCGACATCACCGGAACGATGAACGTGATGAACAATCAGATCATCTCGACGAGCGGAAACTGGTATACCGACCCAGACACCGGCGCGATCATGCTGGTCTCCTCGGACGGCACGAAGGCCATGCGCCTGACCGGCGCCGGCTGGCAGATTGCCGACGGTAAGACCGGCGACAGCTGGAACTGGCGGACGGCCGCGACCGGCAGCGGCATCGTGGCGGACATGATCACCAGCGGCACGGTCAACACCAATCTGTTGAACGTGACCGGCAGCGGCACGAGCCTGACCGGCGACAAGCTGGAAGTGGCGCATCCGACGCTCGGTGCCAATTATAAGACCGTCATCGATGCAAGCGGCCTGCGGATGATGAACGGCACGACCGTCCTGGGCGGCATCGTCAATCTCGGCGGGCAGTATGTGGCGGCAGTTCAGCAGCTTTATAATCCGAGCGCTCCGTATTTCCGCGCTGATGTCGGTAAACAGTCCGGCGTTGGTGAGGAGATGCTTGGCATCAATTTCCGTTTTAATAACGGTGTCGGTGGCATGGTCGGCGCTTACTCAATCGACGGTCAAACGGTCGGCGGTCTCGGCATTTACAGTGCGACATCAAACCCGATATATATTGATGCTCAGAATAGTGATGTGGTTTTCCTTATCAATCATAACGGTCAGGCCACATCCGTTTCACTCGATTATATCTATTCGTGGATCAGGCAGCACGACGACTAAGGGGTGATTAAGTGAACAGAATCCTTTCGGGCGTGGTGGAGATTTCGACCGCCGCGCTCACGGTAACCAGTAAGCCGCCGGTTTTCACAGGCGAGAACGGAGCGCTTGAGGTTTCGGTCTCGTTTGTGATGAATGGCGCTGTCGAGGACATCACCGGCTACACAGCCGAAATGTATCTGTTCTGGGCTGAACGGAAAGAGATGACCGAAGCCGTGCAGATGACGGTCATCAACGACACGGCGACCGGCTCGTTCGGCGAGGGACTGACGGCGCAGGCTGGAAGTCCTTTGCTTGTGATCCAGCTGACCGACTCCGGCACGGGCGCTCTGATCGTCGCCTGTGCGCAGCCGGTACAGATCAGCGCCACGCGTGGGGAAGTCGTGCTGACGACCAGACCGCCGACACCGTCGGAGATCGTTTATGTCGGCAGAGCGCCGTATATTAACACGCTGAACAACAACTGGATGATCTGGGATAACGACAGTGGCTCATATGTGGACAGCGGGGTCGGAGCGGTCGGAACGCCAAACGTCGGCAGCGTGCAGGGCAAGACCGGCTCGGTCGTCCTCTATGGCACGGACATCGCGCTCAGTACGTCGGACAGCACGAAACTCACTACCGCCATAGCCAACGCTGGTCAGGTCGAGACAGTGGCTGGAGTGGGCGTGGCGACTGGAACGAAGAACGTACCGCTGACCGGCGCTGATGTGCCTGTATCCTCCAGCGATTCGACGAAGGTCAGCACGAAGCTGTCCGGCATCGAGGCGGATGTCTCCGCTCTGCCGGTGCTGAAGATCACCTTTTCGTCCTTCTCCAGTCTCCCGCAGACGGTGACGAACGCAGCCATCACGACCGACATGGTGTGCATCAAGGCTGAACTCGGAACGCCGTCCGCACAGACCGGCGACTGGACGGTGAACACGGACACTGCGGGTCAGGTCACGGTCTCCGGCTCGATCTCCGGCTCGACAACGCTTACCCTTTACCTCTCGAAGTCGCGATAAGAAAGGATGATTCGTTATGAATGAAACCAAGTTCTTCCTGCATCAGATCAAGCACACCGGCGAAACGTATGACAAAGGGATCGTCGTGAAAGACAGCTTCGAAGCGGCGAAACAGGGCTATCACGCCTACCTCGGCGCGTATGCCTACGGCCAGCAGGCCGAGACCGACTTCGTGAGCGTGGCGATCAGCGACACGAACGGAACGATCCTCATGATGGAGAGCTGGAAGAAAGCTGTCGAACCCTAACCCGAAGAGGTAGAAGCCTAAAAAGGAGGTCTGAGGCGTAACTGATACGCCGAAAACGGCATGGCAATAAGCACAATAAAAGCTGAACGTACAACAAGGATCGGAATCGGTGGTTACTGGCCGTCAATAGGAAGAAGTGATGGTGCAGTGTCGATATCCATACCAATTCCCGGAATTAAGGCAAATGGATTTGCGTTGTCGAAAGTATCTGGGATTGGGGCATCTATTTATGGGTCAAAAGCGTCAACAGGATGTACGCTTACATATGCAGGTGCAACTGCTATGTCGGAAGACGGACATTTAAGCCTCAAATTTACTCCAAGTGTCACGCTTCTTAATTATACAGATGCCGCTAAGGTTTTTATGCTGTCGATTGATGAACCTGTTGTTGTTACGTTTACTTAATCCAGTGCCATGGAAATATGGCTACAAGCGTGATCACCCCGAAGATCTTGAGAAAAACTGTATCCGGGACTACCACATCAACAGGGGCGCTCGACATGGGGTTGTCATATCTTGAAAATGTTTTGAGCGTTCGCTCCACAGGAGGACTGAACATCTTCGGATTTCCCCGTGGTGATGGGTACATTACAGTTTTCAGCATACAGAACGGCGCATTGGCTCCATTGGCAAACACAAGCGTATCGTTCGAAATATTGTATTACTGATCACTCAGCAACTCCGAAGCGGCAGGGCACAAAGCAGACTACGAATATGGTTTCTGGTATACGCCGAGTTACAGGCATAAGGTTTTAACTTAGGGAGGGATTAAGCCGATGTTCAACATCGCCGATCTCAATATCACGATTTCACGGAGGTGATCCCAACGATCACATTCATTCTAGGCATCCTGATCGGCAGCGCGGCGGGTGTGTTCCTCTACTCAGCGCTGACCGATGACACGACTAGGGGGCATCCGTTATGACGAAGAAAATCCCGGTCGCCGGGCTTTACCGGTATTGCGAAATGATGCTGAAAGACCGATGGGGCTACATATGGGGCACGGCTGGCATTGAATGGACAGAAGCCCGACAGAAGGCGACCGAAAATGAGATGGCGCAAAAATACGGCTCGCGCTGGATCGGGCATAAGGTCGCTGATTGTTCTGGCGTGATGGTCTACATCTGGCGGCAGTACGGTCTCAAAATCGCCCACGGCTCGAACTCAATCCTGCGGAAATACTGCGGCAAGCCCACGCTCACACCGAAGCCGGGCTTTGCCGCCTTCAAACTGCGGAACGGCAATGACTACTACCACATCGGCATCGTTTCGGAGAACGGTCAGCTTGTCTACGAATCCTGCGGCACGATCATGGGATTCCGGGTGTCCAGCGTTTCGGAGTGGGACTGGTTCGCGCCCTTCAGCGATGTCAACTACAGCGGGGAGGAAGAGAAAATGCCGGACGGAGAGAAAGTAACCTATAGGGCAGAGGTCACCACCAAGAGCGGCGTGCTGAATATGCGCAGCGGCAACGGCACACAGTATCCCATCATCGGCAGACTGCCGAAGGGCACGGTCGTCGATGTGATGATGGTCTACCCGGACGGTTGGTGCTACGTTGATGACGACGGTGATCAGGGCTATGTGGACGGCTCGTATTTGAAGCCGCTGCCGCCTTCCAGCCCGCTCGCGGACACAGTCGATAAAATACCCGCCGATGATACTGACCCGCCTAAAAACGCAAAATACACGAAGTTTCGGAGGGATGACGGCGTGACCATCACGCTGGAAGGCCTCTGGACGGTCGAGGAGTGACGAACATGGAGAAATATCTGACAGGGGATGGGCTGCTGAAGGCCGCAATCATCCTTCTGGCGTTGTGCTGGGCGTGGAACATGGTCTACACAGCCCTAGCCAACGCCCGAAAAGAGAAGGAGAGGGCGGACGAGCCGCTCAACATCGTCCGTGCCGACATCAATAAGCTTCAGAACGAGATCAACGAAGACCGTGGACGCATCGAGGCGCTGGAAAGAGTGGGTGATGCCCACGAACATGAATTAAAAGACCTGCACGCCGGTCAGACGGAATTGTGCAGAGGTGTGCAGGCCTTGCTGGAGCACGCACTCCATAACGGAAACGCCGATGAAATGCAAGCGGCCTCTGCCTCGATAGGCAAATGGCTGAGAAATCGCTGAAAGGAGAACACTATGGAGACTTTGATTCGTAAACTTACCTCTCGCAAACTGTGGGCGGCTATCGTCGGTTTCGTTACCGGCCTTCTCATCTACAAGGGACGCTCCGAAGCCGAGGCCGAGCAGATCGGCTCCCTCATCATGATGGCCGCGTCCGTCGTGGCCTATATTGTCGGCGAGGGGCTGGCGGACGCCGGTCACAATACGCCGATCATCTACGATGACGACTACGACATCGTTGACGGTCACCCGCCTGAGGACAAATAAGAACCGCCGCCCGGATGGGCGGCTTTTTTATGTGCAAGTTTTTTGCAAACTTTTTGTTTACAACCGTTTTCCAGTAGGATGACAAAACCCGAATAAAATAGGAAGTTTTTGCACTCAACAGGAAATCAAAAACACCTATTTTACTCGGGCGGCATGTACTAATTAACCACAAATTTTCAACTAATAGCTAGATAAATCACCATGACACTTCTCTGATCTGCAAGTTTTTTGCAAGTTTTTCCAGGGAAACCGGTAAGTGAGAATCCAGCTGGATATCTCCGGAGAGTGCAAGCCGGATGTCCGCATAAGTGTCAGTCGTGGTCTTCATCTCGGTGTGACCGAGCCAGGCCATGGCGACGCTGATGGGGATGCCGGCACAGTAGCAGGCTGTTGCATAGTTGTGCCGCAGCCAGTGCGGGGAGAAATCAGGGCAGAGACGGGAAACCGTTTCTGCCTTTTTCTTTTTGCGTTCGATCGTGTGCACTTCATCATGGACCAGGCCGGCGGCCGTCATGATCCGCTGCCATCTGATCCGGAAAGTTACCTGGTCGACAGCTGTGCCGGCGCTGGTGGCCGGACACAGGTGGGCGAAGGGGAGACCGCGCCTGGATGCCAGGATGACGAAGAGCTCGTCCGGTATCGGGATCTTCCGCTCTGATCCTTTGGTTTTCAGATTGCCCATGCGGGACCCGATGGGATTGTGCGCGACCATAGCGCTCCGGATGATCACCTGACGGTGGTCGAGATCCACGTCCATCCAGCGGAGCGCGAGCGCCTCACCGATGCGCAGGCCGAGATAATAACAGCAGAGCACCGGCAGGCCGTCCGGATCGGCAAGAGCTGCGGCTCTCAGCTTTCCAGCCTGATCATCCGTCAGCGCGGACCGTTTCTTCGATTCGCTGGCGATCGGCTTCAGCAGCGAGGTCGCCGGGTTGAATTCCATCGCGCCTTCCTGGACGGCAAAGTCGCAGACGGACCGGAGGATTGTGACCACCTTGTCGATGGTATCCTGGCATTCGCCGGCGAAGGTGTCGACGATCGCCTGGAGATCCGAATAGCGCATGGCGCGTGCAAGCTTTGATTCCGGGATCACTCTGTAAAGACGGTTCCGCATGGTCTCATACCGTGCGCGTGAGCTCGCGGATCTGACGCGGGGAAGCTTGATCTTCTCATACCACTGATCCATCATAGAAAGAAAGGTCGCCTCCTGGATCGGGCGGCCTGTCTTGTATTCGGCGATAATGCGCTCACGTTCTGCGCGGAAACCGGCAAGGGTCTTGGCCCGGTACCAGATCGGCTTGACACCGGGAGCCGGCGTGACGCTGGAAACATAGTATCCATTCTTTTGCTTTCTGGGCATTTTATTTACCTCCGATTTTTGATATAATCAGAGGGCAGACTAAGCCCTCTGTGGTAGGAGTGTTTTCTGCATCGTCCTCGCTGGTTGCCGCCGGCGGGGACTCTTTTTTATTCGTATTCGATATAGGATTTGTTCTCGTTTTCGCAGCGCATGATATGCCGGAGTTCGTGCGCTGCAGTCTGTCGATTCTGGATGATCCCAAGACGGGTATTCAGTACAACTACAAACCGGCCCTCATCGTCGTGGAAACTGAACCCGTGAACAGTTGTGGGCAGTTCCAGTTCACGAAAGATAATGTCGTTTGATTCACAGTAGGATTCTTCGGTCAATCTCCATCGCGCTCCTTAAGTATTCTGTCAGCCATCTGCATCATAAAGTCAACATCTTCTGATTTCATTTCTCTTGCCCTGTCGAAGAGCAGGCCGAGACGTGGATTCTGGTGGAGGGCCTCCAGCCGATCTCGATCACTAGCATTCTGCAGACCGTTTTCGGAGATCAGATCAGAAAGACCGACACCTAGCATATCAGCAAGCCTCTGCATAATGTCAATCCTCGGATACTTCTTGCCTGTGCACCAATTGGAAACAGCTGCCGACGTAACGCCGAGCTCACGGATGATATCGGCTTGAGAAATGCCACGCCGTTCCATTAGTTCATTGAGATTCTTTACAAAGATTTCTCTCGCGTTATCCGGCATAATATCAACTCCCTTCGGCCATTATTATACGAACTTAAAGAAAGAAAATCAATCTTCAAGCGAAATTTTCTTAACTTTAGGCTTGACCTAACTTTAAGTTAGTGATAAGATAATCCCGGTCAGTATCAAAGGAGGTGATTGAATGACCGAAATGCAGCAGATGCAACCGCCGAAGATCAGCCTGGAAGCCGCACGCGTCAACGCCAAAATCCAGCAACGTGAAGCCGCCGAGCATTTGGGCGTTTCTGCGGCAACGCTGAGAAGCTGGGAGAATGGGGACACAATGCCTGATATCGACAAGGCGATGATGATCTCTGATCTCTACAAGTACCCACTCGACTATATTTTTTTCGGCAAGCGCTAACTTTAAGTTAGTATAACTACCACAGAGGAGGACTTTTGAAGTGTCGTTTATTTCAGCATTAATCAAGAGACCGGGGGAGCTTCCGCGACACGTGAATGTGTCGAACAGCCTGGAAGCACTCCAGAAGAACGTGGAAGGCTACATCGAGACGGTAACGCTTGCAAGCGACCTGGTCGTCATCTGTAACGAAGAAGGCCGGCTACGCAATCTACCGTACAACTGCACAATCGGCGGCATTGATTTCGTCGGGCCGATCCTGATGGTCGGAAGAGACGGCGATGAGTTCGCGGATCTGCCGGTGAAGTGGGACAGGATGAAGAAGCTGTTCCCGCAGCTGTGGGAGGTGGTCCAGTGATCAGATGGATCAAGGCCGGCAAGACGGCGAATGCTGAGGGCACGACGATCGAGTACCAGCTGGCAGACACGGCAGCGCCGATCACGATCGAGAGCCGCAAGCGGCACATCCCGCACGCCAATGGAAGAGCAGGAACATGGGATCACACCACCTACCACGTGCTGTACAACGAAGTTGAAGTCCAGCAGCGGTACAGCCTGAGGGACGCCAAAGCCTACGCCGAGCGGCTGCTGGAAAAAAGCTGAGAGGGAGGGAGAGAGTCGATGAAGCCCACGCTGACGGTCACACCTGACAACCGGCCTGCCGGTGCCCGTGTGATGCTCGTCAGCAGGAAGGGCCACATTCTATACGACCGTGCAACCGACAGAACAAAAAAGCGCCCCGGCGGAGCGCGAATCCGCCAGGGCAAGAGAGAAACCAATGATTCCAGGGACAGTTTACCACGAAACGGGGGCAAACACAATGATTAACGCGACGATCCAGATCCCGGACGACGTAATCGCCAGGGCGATTGCCTCAAAGGTACAGGATCGACATGAGCTGATGGTTCAGAAGTACGGAGAGGCGTGCACGAAGCACACGGCCTCGCAGATCCTTAACGTGCATCCGAGGACGCTGACGAACATGATCCGGGACGGACGGATTCTTGCGGCCTGCCAGGGCGAGCGTATCGACGTCCGGAGCCTTGCGGACTACATCGAAAACCGCACGGCTGCCGATCATGAGATGCGGATGGAGAAGAAGCGGGGGCGGTACGGTGCTGTTTAACGGCGGGACGATCTGTCTGAACTGTCATATCGGTTACTGTGACCCGCGGTGCCCGGACGCTCCGCAGCCGCCGGTGATCGCAAGGTGCGCGAAGTGCGGGGAAGAGATCCGCATGGGCGACCGCTACTTCGGCTTCAGAAGCGATACTTACTGCGAGCCCTGCGCGGAGGAAATGACACTCCAGGACCTGGCCGATCTGTACAACGAGCCTGGCTGGAAAGAGGAATGAGGTGGAGAAATGCAGGCGTTTTTCATCCTGATGTCGGTGATCACCGGCGCGATGCTGATCATCACCCTGATCTTTGCGGTCGTCGCTGTCGACGCCGAGCTCCAGCGCGATGAGGACAGGAAGGCCGAGGCGGTTGTCTGCGCGATGCCGGCGGCAAAGCTGACGCTCTCCGAATACAACCGGCTGATCCGCGGGGAACGGGCCAGGAGGCACTGGAGAAGATGATCCACGTCTGTAGGGACTGCCCGGACCGGACGGTCGGCTGCCATGCTTCTTGCGAGAGGTATCTGAGGGCACGTGCGAAGCAGGACCTCGTAAACCTGTGCAGGATGAAGGAGGAACAGAAATACCCTGCACACGCTTCTTTCCACAAGGGGATGAACAAGAACGGTGATCCGACGAAGACTATTAACAGGTACAAGAGAAAGACATGAGGTGAACCAATGATTCCGAATGAATTTGTAATCAAGACCAGGCATTTCCAGTTCAGCGCGAACGATGAGGAACAGAACGTGCTCTGCTGCTTCCGGCCTGAGTGCTCCACCGGGTGCGACACCGGCCTCTTCATCGCGCACAGCCGGAAGGAGCTGATGGAGAAGCTGAAGGAGATCAGCTCCGAGATCTCCGAGATCGTGCACGACGTGGACTATGCGGACATCTACGGCGACCGCTGCTGGAACATCCTGCCGAAGGGCATGAGCGAGGAAAGCGAGGTGCCCGTCGATGGCTGAGATCGTCATGATCATGGGGGAGAGCGGGAGCGGAAAGTCCGCCTCCCTCCGCAACTTCAAGCCCGGAGAGATCTGTGTGCTGAACGTGGCCGGCAAGCGCCTGCCCTTCCGCAACGACTTCGGCCAGAGCGTCGTCAACATCAACCAGCTTCCATCAAACGGAGCGAAATACCAGACGATCCTTAATATCGTGAGGAGCGGAAAATACACGGCCTACGCCATCGACGACAGCCAGTACCTCATGGCCTTCGAGGCCTTCGACAGGGCACTGGAAACCGGCTACGGCAAGTTTACGGAAATGGCAAAGCACTTTTACGACCTCGTGACCGGATGCCAGGAAGCCTCGACCCGCTGGGAGCGCGACAAGGCATCCGGCATCTGGATGGACACGAAGGAACCGCTGCCGGACACGGTCATCTACTTCCTGCACCACACGGACAAGGACGAATACGGCTTCATTGAGCCGAAGACGCAGGGCAAGATGATCAAGCAGAACATCAACCTGGCCGGCCTGTTCACGACGGTGCTGATGGCAGAAAACGACGGCAAGGAATACACCTTCCGCACCCATTCGGACGGTTTCAGCGTGGTGAAAAGCCCGATGGATATGTTCTCAACAGACAAAATCCCGAACGACCTGAAACTCGTAGACACGACGATCCGTGAATATTACGGAATGAAAGGATGATTCATTTATGGCGATCAAACAGTTCAAGGATTATGACAAGACCCGCGCCTACACCGACAGCGAGCAGCTGCCCCGCGGCGGCTATGTGTGCCGGATCATCGGCGCGAAGGTGATCGAGAACAGCTACGGCCAGTCCATCAAGGTGGCCTACGACATCGAGGAAGGCGAGCACAAGGCCTATTTCCAGCGCAAGTACGATGCCAACACGAACGAAGACCGCAAGTGGCCCGGCGTGTATCTGCTGAACGTGCCGGCTGACGACGGCAGCGAGCGCGACGGCTGGACGAAGCGCCGCTTCAAGACCTTCATCGAGGCGCTGGAGGCCAGCAACGACGGCTACCATTTCGACTGGGATGAGACGAAGTTCAAGGGCAAGCTGATCGGCTTTGTGATGAACTTCCGCCAGTATGAGATCGAAGGACGGGTCGGCTTTGCTCCGAACCCTGCGATGTCCACGTCGATCGACGCGATCCGCGAGGGACGCTTCAAGGTTCCAAAGGACAAGCTGCTCAAGGACCATGAGAACGACCAGGAAGGCGCCGAACCTGCTTCATCCGGCAGCGTGACGGAGGACATCCCGTTCTGATGTCGCCGGTGGAGATCGAGGCGGCACTGGAAACGATGACCGTCCTTGTGGATACCAGGGAACAGGACACGGAGCGCTCCAGGCGAAGGCTGAAGGCCATGGGCGCTCCGGCCCTCCGGGTGACACTCGACTACGGGGACTACGCGGCGAACATCCGCCTTCCTTCCGGAGAGTGGCTTCACGATCCGGACGGGAGGATCGCCGCCGGCTGCGTGATCGAACGGAAGATGAACCTGGACGAGCTGGCCGAATGCCTGACACGGGGACGGGACCGGTTCCGGCGCGAGTTTCAACGGGCAAGGGAAAACGGCGCGAACGTATGGCTGCTCGTTGAAAACGGAAACTGGGAGGCGCTGCTGGCAGGGCGTTACCGCTCCAGATTCCAGCCCAAAGCCTTCCTGGCAAGCCTCACGGCGTGGGCGGTACGGTACTCGCTGCAGATCGTCTTCTGCGACGAGCTGACGACGCCGATCCTGATCCGGGAAATCTTGTACAGGGATCTGAAAGAGAGGATGACCAATGGGGAATACGGATAAGAAGAGCCTGGACGGATGGGTGAAGCTCTACCGCAGCCTGCTGGGCGGAACGGTTTTCGCGGAGCCGAGGCTTCTCAAGGTGTTCATCTGGTGCCTTTTGAAGGCGAATAAAGAGGACGGTTACCAGTGCCGCGTGGGAAAACAGGTGATCACTTTGCAGCGCGGGCAATTCATTACAGGCAGGAATATGGCGGCTGAAGAGCTGGGCATGAGCCCGTCTGCTGTCCGCAGATGGCTATGTGAACTGCAGAATGGACAGCAAATTTCGCTGTCCGCGAACAACAAATTTACCCTCGTGACGGTAGTAAACTACGGGCTTTACCAAAGCGGCAAGGTTGTCCGCGGACAACGAAGTGGACAACAAAATTTGCTGTCCGCGGACAACAAAGCGGACACATACAAGAAGAATAACAAGAAGAGTATACAAGAAGAAAAAACAAGAAGCGCTGACGCGCCATTATCTTCCGAAACGGAGAGGATGGTACCGGACCCGTCAGAGGGGTGGGGATTTGATTGAGCCTGTACCGGTTTGATCCGGAGGACGCGAAACGGTTCGGCCGGGAGCAGGGGATAAAGTTTCGGGAATACGGTGACGAGCTCCAGTTCTGGGAGTGCCCGTACTGTCACAGGCATGAGAACAAGGGGATGTTCTCCATCAATCTGAAGACGGGGATGTTCAAGTGCCAGCGCGCGCAGTGCGGGGCCCACGGCAACATGATCACCCTCCACCGGGACTTCGGCTTCGATCTGGGGGCGGATGTCACGGAGTACGAAAAGCCGAAGTTCAGCTGGAGGCGGTTTGCCAAACCGGAGAAGCCGATCGAACCGACGGACCCGGCGGTCAGGTACCTGGGCGGCAGGGGGATTCCGGAAGAGGTCGTCCGGCGCTACGAGGTGACCACGAAGAAGGACGACGATCACGTGCTGGTCTTCCCGTTTCTGAACGAGGACGGCGAGCTGGAATTCATCAAGTACCGGAAGACTGACTTTGACAAGACGAAGGACAAGAACAAGGAGTGGTGCGAGAAGAACACCCGGCCGATCCTGTTCGGAATGAAGCAGTGCGAGGGCTTTGACCGGCTGATCCTCACGGAGGGACAGATCGACAGCCTGAGCGTCGCCGCAGCGGGAATCAAAAACGCCTGCTCGGTGCCCAACGGCAAGAACGGCATGACCTGGATTCCGCACTGCTGGAACTGGCTCCAGAGGTTCGATGAGATCGTCGTCTTCGGCGACTACGAGCGCGGGGAGATGACCCTGCTGGAAGATGTCCGGGCGAGGTTCGACTGCAAAGTGAAGGCCGTACAGCCGGAGGACTACAAAGGCTGTAAGGACGCCAACGAGATCCTGCAGAAGTTCGGGCCGGAGGCCGTGAGGCAGGCCGTCGAGAACGCAAAGCCGACCATGCTCCCGCAGGTGCTGGATTTGGCCGACGTGGATTACGAGGACGGAACGAGGGAGGAACGGCTGCCGACCGGGCTGGCCATGCTGGACACGGCGCTGGACGGAGGGCTCGCCTTCGGGTTCCTGGACATCCTCACCGGCAAGCGCGGGGACGGCAAGAGCACGCTGGGCAGCATGATCGTGAAATCGGCACTGGAGAACGGCATCGGCGTCTTCCTGTACTCAGGAGAGATGCGTAAGGGAGATGTGAGGAAGTGGCTGGATCTCCAGATCGCCGGTCCGCAGGTCATCGAGGCGAAACAGATCCAGGGCAGGGACGGCCAGCAGTACCCGCGCTACGAGCTCTCCGGCTTCAATGCCGACAGGATACGCAGCTGGTACCGGAGCCGTGCCTACATCTACGACGCCGGCACCCTGGCCGAGAACCCGAAACCGCTTCCGGAGATCGTCGAGACCTACATCCGGCAGTTCGGCTGCCGCTTCGTGCTGATCGACAACTTGATGACGGCGATCGACATCTCCGGAGAATCCGGCACGAAGTTCGAGCAGCAGGAACGCACGGCCAAGACGCTGGCGCGGATCGCGCAGAAGTACGACGCGCTGATCCTGCTGATCGCCCACAAGAAGAAGACCGATCCGAAATACCAGGCGGACGAGAACGACGACGTGCTGGGCTCCAGCGAGGTCACGAACCTGGCCGGCGTGGTGATGAGCTACGAGCGGCCGAGGGATCTGGACAGGCAGGACGAGAGGCTGCTGAAGGTCACGAAAAACCGCCTCACGGGCCGCGTAAACTTCTCCGGCATCACCTGCCGGTATGATGAACCCAGCAAGCGCATCGGCACGGATTACGACGATCTGACGGCGCTTTCCGGGCCGTTCGCAAGGGAAGACAGAGACAATATGCTGGAAGGCTTTGAAGAGATCGGAGACATGAACGACATCCCGTTCTGAGGAGAAGAAAATGACGGAGCTGGAAGTTTATTATCAGATCATCACGGATCTGTGGAAATTCTTTAAAAAGCACTACTCCGAAAAGGAGCGCTCGGATGAAGACTGGGCCGCCGTCATCCGCGACATGGACGAGCGTTTTGAAGGCTACGGCGGCACGCCGTTCGCGCCCTATATGACCGCGCTGGTCGCAAGGACGCTGGAGGAACTTCAGACGATTGAAAAGAGAGGGAAAACCAATGATTGATTATATCCGCGAAACATGGGAAGAAATGCACCCGGCACTCCGCCGGATCATCATCGCCGAAGTGGCGATCATCGTCGCGTTGCTGATCCTCATCGGCATTATGGAGATAGCGAGCGCTGAGACCTACACCTGCGTGGTTCATAAGGGTGAATGGGTCTGGATCAGAGAGGCGCCAAGCTACGACGCGAAGCAGATCGGACAGATCCGGTACGGGTACGAGGTCGAAGTCGACAGCTTTACCGAACGTTCGGATTTTGCGCACATCACCTGGCATGGGATCGACGGCTATGTCGCCTCCCAGTACCTGGAGCTTCCGGTTGAAGAGACGATGTACCGCGTGATCTGCGAGGGACCGCTCGCAAAGCGCGAGACGCCGATGGGCAGGCTGATGTGCTGGATCAAGCCGGGCAGCAAGATCAGCGTCCTTGGCTGGAGGCATGACAAAAACGGCGACCTGTGGGCACGCGTGTACAAGGGCGGATACGTCAAGGCGTCCTTCCTTGGGGAACTGTGAGGTGTGCGTATGAGATACAGAGAGAGTGCCGCAGAGCGTCCGGAGCGGATGGCGAATGTGCCGGAGATCCGGCTGCGGGGGGACGACGTCACCATGATCATGGCTTTGTTTGCCAGCTGGGACACGCTGGAGAAGCTGGCCGACAACGCGGACTTCTGCCGGAGGGTGAAGGCGATCCCCGGCGGCCTTCGGGATCTCAAGATGCTGAGGGCGAAGATCGCGCATCTGGCCGACGACATCGCCTGGACGATCCCCAAGGAAAAGGTCGTCGGCTTCATGCGGACGCTCCGGAGGATGAAATACAGCGTCCAGCAGGGGCCGATCGCTTCGAAGCCGAAGGGCGACAACCAGGAGATCATCACGACGGAGGAGCTGGATGAGCTGGTCGCCTCCGCGTGGGAGCACCGCTGCAAGCTGTGCATCGAAGGAAACTGCGACCGCTGCGAGCTCGGCCGCGTGCTGGACAACCTGGTCTCGCAGGACAGGGACGGACGCAGCTGGAGCATGATGGACATCGTGAGGGAGGCCGACAGATGATGGCGATTACTATAGAGCCGTTCACTTCGTCAAAGTACAGTGTGACGCATCAGGTCCATGCGGTCGAGAAGGTGTGCCCCGTCTGCGGGGAAAAATTCACGGTTTATTCGGAGCACCATGTCTACAGGATCGGGACTTACCCGAAGACCAAGAAGGTCTGCAGCTGGCACTGCATGAGGAACTACGAGATGACGCACAAGCTGAAGAGCGGCAAGGGCGCGCGCCAGAACTGGCGGAGATCCGTACCCGACGCGCTGGACCGGAAGAAGGAGTGCGAAGAGAAGATCGCATTTTACAGACAGCAGTTTGACAATACGACCGACACCAGGGAGAAGAACTCCGCACGGGCGTGCAAGAATACCTGGACAGAGAAGCTGCTGGACGTCAATGAGTATCTGAAGATGAAAGGGGTTAAAGTATGACCTGTAACGAGAGAATCGAGAAAACTCTGAACCGGGCAGGGCAGACGATCAGCGATTTACCGGAAGGCTATTTGTTGAATGCTTGTGAAGCAAAGGCTATTCAAGGGGTAGCGTGCCGTTGGTTTGTTGATGAGGACGCTCCTGAAGGGGTCGCCTTGAGAAACCTTGTCAGTATCCCGCTTTATCAGTACATCTTGCACCTTACCGACGTCATCGACCGCCTTGAGACAGCGCTGGATAATCAGGTAACGCTACATGAGCACCTGATTCACGTTATTGGCAACGCAGACATCCCTGAGGGTGTGAGCTATGAACAGTTCTGCCTCGTAGTGGACAGCATTTATAAGGCTATTCAAACTGCGCAGGAAGGCTGGGAGAACTACGAAGAGGGAGTTCCGAAGGATGGGAGTGTGGACGATGTCCAGACGGAATGAAGCGCCGTGGGTCGTGCTGGGGATGCCAGAGAAAAACAAACTGCTTCTCAGCCATGCCGATGAAAAGCGCGTCGGACGGTACGAAACCCTGATTTGCGAACGCAAGCCCGGCACGGAAGAACCTGAGTTTGTCTATATGCGGCTGATGTGGTGTACCCGTGAGGCCGTGCAGACCTTCCGGGATCACCTCGACCGACTGTTGGAGATGTGGGAGGAAGATCATGAGCTGGATGATCCTGCTGATGCCCGAAAAGAAGCTGGTCGGTGAAAAGTGGGGAGACGGCTGTCGGCACTGCCGTTTCCTCAACACCCTAAAAGACCGCGCCGAGTGCATCTGCGACGAACGGGTCAATGTCTACCGGAACGGGGAACTGTCAGACCACCGACCGTATGAATGTCCGTTCCGGTACTACACCGATGTCAGCCCGATCACGGACAGGTTCGACGGAATGACCAAGGAGGAGACGGCCGGCTTCTTTGCCGGCGCCCAATCCGAGCACGCGAATTATGTTGCGCTGGAAGAAAATCGAGACAGATTTGTCCAGTCAGACGCTTACAGGAGGTATCACAGCAATGAAAGCCCTGTCGACCCGTGAGCAGCTGGACTGCCTGATCGTGGCGCTGGAGAGCAACCTGGAATCCATGGACGCTTATGAAAAAAGCTGCGCCGATCGAGCCGAAAGCCTCCCCATGGGCATCATGTTCGCCCAGAACCACGGCATGGCGAGCGGCGCCGCTTACTGCGCGGAGCTGACCCGCCGGACGCTGGAAGCCGCGAAGAAGCAGAGGGAGGCTGTGACGTGAACGGAGTGACGATTTTGGCTGTTAGTCAGAGAATGACTGATTTAAACATAGCGTTGTTCGCCGTAGGATTGACAGTGGCAATTACGCTTCTGGTTTCAATTCCAGTCACATTCATGTCAGATGAACGAAAATTAAGCGCGGTGTTTTGTTGCCTGATGATTCTCTGCGCTTATGCGGCATATCATGGATGGACAGCACCACGCGTGACAACTGTAAAGGCAATATTATCTCAGGACGTAGATTGGAGCGAACTGGCAGAGCATTATGAGGTGTTGAGCGTTGAAGGACAGATATTGGAAATGAGGGAGCGAAACAATGAACATCAAACTTGACGAGGGCGCTTTTCTCCCGACTAGAGCGCACCCTACCGACGCTGGCCTTGATCTACGATCCCCGGAGAGCGTTTACATCGAAGCGCGGCAGTCCGTGACCATCAGAACCGGCGTGCATATCAAACTCCCGCCGAACACCTACGGCAGAATCGCGAGCAAGAGCGGTCTGATGGTTCACCACGGCATCCTGACCGACGGCACGATTGATGAGGGCTACACCGGGCAGATAGTCGTGTGGCTGCACAACACCGGGATGAAGCCCTACAGCATCGAGCGTGGCGACAAGATCGCCCAGCTCATCGTGCAGCCCTGCTTATACGAGCCGGTCGAACTGGTAGATGACCTCTGGGACGAGACGGAGCGGGGCGAGAACGGCTTCGGCAGTACAGGAAGGTGAGCGGATGACGGACGAAGCGTACAGGGCAAAGCGCATCTTGACCGATTTCAGGAAGCTGAACAGGATCGTGATTGAGAAGTGGGAGCGGCTGCACGACCTGATGGATTCGGCTACACGCACAACGCCTTCGATGAGCGGGGAGCGGGTCAGCGGCTCGGGCGACCAGTCAAGGGTCGAAACGACCATGATCACCAAGATCGACCTCGAAAGGCAGCTTGATGCGAGCATTGACCGGCTGAACGCTACCCGGTACAGGATTCAGGATGCTATCGATGCGGTGGACGATTTGGATCAGCGCACGCTGCTCGACCTGCGGTATATTGACGGCAAGCGGTGGATATACGTGATGGATGCGCTGCATATCTCAGAGCCGACAAGCCACAGGATACACCGGGCGGCGCTGGAGGCATTCATGGTGCAGTATGACCGGCTGGAAAAAGAACAGCAGGAAAAGACAAGTTGACAGTTCATGACAGTTTTTTTCTGATATGATGATATCATGCAAGAAGGCGACCAGATGGGGTCGCTTTTTTGCTGTTACTCACCTTCCGTCAAAGGGTGTGACTGACCGCTGCGCCACGGTCAGGGTAATCAAAACAACGGTGCATTGGGTGCTGCCGGGTACTCCTCTCCCCGGCCTGCGGGTGCCGCCTTAGACCCAACAGGGGGCAGAGGGAGGGAGCGGCGGCGGTTATGAGAGGAGCAAAAGAGAGGAGAATGGCTATGCATGACTTGGAGATCGTCTATCTCCCACCGGGTGACCTGACACCCTACGAAAACAACGCCAGAAAGCACGCACCGAACGACATCGACGCGATCATCGCCAGCATCGAGAAGTTCGGCTTCTCCGATCCTATCGGCATCTGGTCGGACAGGAACATCATCGTCGAGGGTCACGGCAGACAGATCGCAGCCTTGCAGATGGGGCTTTCCGAAGTGCCGTGCATCCGGCTGGATCACATGACCGATGAGCAGCGCCGGGGCTACGCACTGGCGCACAACAAGACGGCTGAGTTGTCGGAGTGGGATTTCGGGAAACTGGATGAGGAACTGAAGGCGCTTGATTCAGAAGGCTTTGAGATGGCTGATCTGGGCTTCGATATGGAAGCTATAGGGGGGGGTACACCGCAGGCTGACGAGGACGATTTTGATGTGGAGCCGCCGGAGGAGCCGAAGGCGAAGCCGGGTGACATCTATCAGTTGGGTCGGCACCGTCTGATGTGCGGCGATTCCACCAGCATCATTGACATTGAGAAGCTGATGGACGGCAGGAAGGCCGACTGCGTGGTTACTGACCCGCCGTACAACATGGCCTATGAGGGCGCTGGCAATACACACAACCGTGCGGCTCACAGGATCATGAACGACAACATGGGCCGCGATGAGTTCAGAGAGTTCCTTCGTTCGGTGTATTTCACGATGAAACAGGCGATGCGTGATGGCGCATCGTTTTATGTGTTTTACAAGGAACTCGGCGAAGGCGTTTTCATTTCCACGCTGGAAGATGCCGGGCTGAAGTATAAGCAGGAACTGATCTGGGTGAAGTCGCAGCTGGTGCTGGGTGGCGCGAAGTATCAGAATATGTACGAGCCGTGCCTGTTCGGCTGCAAGGGAGACCGGCCTGACACGTGGAACGGCAAGCGCAATCAGCGGAGTGTCATCGAGTCCATTGACCTGATGGATGAGAACGATCTTCGGTTTGCGATCCGCGACCTGCTGGACACCATCAGCTGCGATGTGGTGCGTGAGAAGAAGCAAGTGGTCAATGACCTTCACCCGACGATGAAGCCGGTTCGCCTGCTGGCCAAACTAATCACCAACAGCACGAATGCGGACGGCGCTGTGCTGGATCTGTTCGGCGGCTCCGGGAGTACGCTGATTGCCTGTGAGCAGTTGGGGCGCACTTGTTACATGAATGAACTCGACCCGAAGTTCGTGGATGTCATCATCTCGCGATGGGAGCAGTTTACTGGCGGCAAGGCGGTGCTGCTCAATGGCTGAGATGACACCGAGACAGCAGCACCTGGCGAAGCTTCATGAAGCCAAGCAACAACTGAAGGCTGCAGTCGGAGAGCATCATGTGCGTGATCTGCGAAAGCAGATCTTCCGCATGGAGCGGCAGCTTCGGATGTATGACCGATATCGGAGACAGGCAGCTGGAGTATATGACTGACAGGGCATGGGCGAAGGCGTTCTACGTTTCACCATCGTGGATCAAGTGCAGGACTGCCTACGCGAAGAGCGTGGGCAACCTCTGCGAGCGGTGCGTGGAGCGGGGGCTGATCGTTCCAGGTGATGAGGTGCACCACAAGATACGGCTGACACCGAAGAACGTACACGACCCAAGCGTGGCGCTGAACTGGGATAACCTGGAGCTGCTGTGCAAGCGCTGCCACCTTGATGAGCATCATCAAGTCGAATGGCGGACGGATGAGGGCGGTCATGTGGATCTGACGGCCCGCTGACATCCCCCCTAGGGGCGCGGCGGGAGAAAAAACGCGCTAGC